AGCTATAGAGCTTATGTTAGAACTTGCCCGTGAGTCAGAGCATCCAAGAGCATTCGAAGTTCTTGGTCAGTTAATCAAACAAAACGCTGAGATAGGCGAAAAGATTCTTAAACTCCACAAGACAAAAAAGGAAGTCGATAAAGAAGACGATACACCTGGAGCTCTTGCTGGACCAACCAACAACAATGTATTCATAGGCTCTACAGCTGAACTACAAAAAATGCTACGTCATGAATTGACAGTAGAACAAGAACCGGATTTATTTAAAGATGAGTAGAGAAACTAACTACCTCGGTAACCCGAACGTTCGGGGAGCTGATGTAGAACATGAGTGGACTAAGAAAGAACTGGTTGAATATAAGAAGTGTTTAGATTCTCCTCAGTACTTTGCAAAGAAATATTGTAAAGTAATACATTTGGATAAAGGTCTAATACCCTTTAACCTATACCCGTATCAAGAGAAGATGTTTGAATCATTCGAAGAGCATCGATTCAATATAGTCTTAGCGTGTCGGCAGTCCGGTAAATCGATTGCTGTTGTAGCTTATCTATTATGGTATGTTATATTCAAGGGTGAACAAGTAGTAGGTATACTTGCTAACAAAGAAGCTATCGCGAGGGAGATGCTATCACGTATTACTCTCATGTTAGAGAACCTACCATTCTTTCTACAACCTGGATGTACAGCACTCAACAAAAAATCTATTGGCTTCTCTAACAACTCACGTATTGTGGCCGCTGCAACATCATCAAGCTCAATTCGTGGTATGTCACTTAACTTAGTATACCTTGATGAGTTTGCATTCGTAGATAATGCCGCTGAATTCTATACATCCACCTATCCAGTTATATCATCTGGTAAAACATCTAAGATTATTATCACATCTACAGCCAATGGTATTGGTAATATGTATCATAAATTATATGAAGGTGCATTGCAAGGAACAAATGAATTTAGATCTACTCGTGTAGACTGGTGGGACGTACCTGGAAGAGATGAGAAGTGGAAAGCGATGACCATTGAAAATACATCTGAGTTACAGTTTGATCAAGAATTTGGCAACTCATTCCATGGTACAGGTAATACATTAATATCAGCTGATATACTATTAGCCTTGAGAGCTACTAATCCAGCAGAGTATGTAAACAATATTAAGATATGGGATCATCCTGAGGAAGGTCATACATATCAAATGTTTGTGGATGTATCTAGAGGAAGAGGGCAAGACTATTCCACATTTACTGTTATAGATGTATCACAAAATCCGTTCGTACAAGTATGTACATACCGTGATAACATGATTAGTCCACTATTATTCCCCGATTTAATCTATAAGTATGCCACTCATTATAATGAAGCCTATGTAGTTGTTGAATCTAACGATGCAGGACAAGTTGTATGTAATGGATTATACTATGATTTAGAATATGAGAATGTATTCGTAGAGTCTATGATTAAGGCTAATGCTATTGGTGTGACCATGACAAAGAAAACGAAGCGTATAGGCTGTTCTAACATAAGAGATATTATGCAACAAGGTAAATTAGTGATAAAGGATGAGGAAACTATAAGAGAAATGTCTACCTTTGTTGCTAAAGGAAGCTCATATCAGGCCGACCACAACTCACACGACGATCTTATGATGAACTTAGTTATGTTTGGTTGGTTTACATCTACCACATTCTTTGCAGAATCAACAGATGTTGATATGAAACGTATGTTATATAAAGAGAAAGTTGCACAAATGATGGATGAGGTTATACCTGTTGGTTCATTTCCAATGGATTCAGATAACGATCATCCTTTCGGAAAGGGCTGGGAAGTCTGGAGACCACATTAAGTATAAATAAGTATATTGAGAATTTAACGTATTATGAAATCTTATAACAACATGACAAGGGGATTAAATGGCTAATCTAGTTTCGCCTGGAGTACAGGTAAAAGAAATCGATTTGACTAATGTCGTTCCGTCAGTATCATCTACATCAGGAGCTATGGCAGGAAGTTTTGCCTGGGGTACTGTTAATGAAGTAGTTACGATATCATCGGAATCGGAATTAATCGACACGTTTGGAAAGCCTGATGCGAACACATTTGAAAGTGTTCTCACGGCAGCCCAATTTTTAAGTTATGGCAGCGCACTAAAGGTTGTCAGAGCTACAGGAACATCAGCACGAAATGCAACAGCATCTGGTACTGGTATTTTAACACAAAACAGGACCGTTTTTGACGGTCAATCACCGGCGGCTGGAGACTGGGCACAAGCTCGTTATCCTGGTGTTAAAGGTAATGCAGTAGGAGTATCAGTCATGACGGCTGGAAACGCCGTATCTGCTTATTGGGCACAGCACGTAGAAGGTGCACCGGGAACATCTACAGGAGCGGCTGCGGTTGGCGGTTCTAATGATGAAATTCACATAATAGTTTATGATGTAAACGGAACAATTACAGGTACAGCTAATGGCGTACTTGAACTTTGGTCTTATTTATCACAAGCAAGTGATGTAAAAGGATCTAGCGGAGAATCTTTATACTATAAAGATGTAATCAATGCAGGATCAAAATGGGTATTCATTGGTAATCACGCAGCAGCTTTAACAAAGGGTGGTCAATCAGCAACATCAAATGCATTTGTTGCACCTGCTAACTATGATGCACCATTTACTGGTGGAGTTGATGATAACGCATTAACTGTAGGTGATACTTCTACAGCATATGCTTATTTTGCAGATGCAGAAACAATGGATGTAAGCTTAGTGTTTCAAGCAAACTCAGGATTGAGTGCGACTGATAATATTACATTAAGTAATTATATAACTGCACTATGTGCAGCAAGAAAAGATGCAGTGGCTTTTGTCTCTCCTGAAAGAGCGGCAACAGTAAACGCAGCGGCACCAGCTACAACAGTAGCAGCATGGAGAACAGGTTTAACTTCAACGTCTTATGGCTTTGCAGATTCAAGTTCTTTGTATGTGTATGACAAATACAATGATGTATATCGTTGGATTGCAGCGGCAGGATCTACAGCAGGACTAACGGCTAACGCTGATCTAGTTGCTGATGCATGGTTCTCACCGGCTGGTTTTACACGTGGTAATGTGCGTAACGTTACTAAACTAGCATGGAATCCAAACCAAGCACAAAGAGATGCTCTATACAGGACGGGTGTTAACCCTATTGTGACATTTCCTGGTTCGGGTACAGTGTTATTTGGTGATAAAACTCTACAATCCAAACCATCAGCGTTCGATAGAATTAACGTTCGTAGATTATTTGTAGTGTTAGAGAAAGCTGTAAGTACAGCATCTAAGGCGTCATTATTCGAATTTAATGATGAATTTACAAGGGCTCAATTCAGAAATATGGTTGAACCTTTTTTACGTGATGTTAAAGGTCGTAGAGGTATTACGGACTTTAAAGTAGTTTGTGATGGAACCAATAATACTGGTAACATTATCGACACTAATAAGTTTGTTGCTGATATTTATATCAAGCCTGCTCGTTCTATTAACTATATCACTCTTAACTTCATAGCTACACGTACTGGTGTTGAGTTTAGTGAAATTGCAGGAGGTAATTAAAGATGGCTATTTTAACAATAGATGATATGAAAGGCCAATTGAAAGGAGGCGGTGCAAGACCTAATCTATTTCAGGTAACTTTAAACTTTCCTAGCTTAGTTATTAAGGACAATGCCGCATCTTATTCTTTCTTTATAAAGATGGCATCATTACCAGCAAGTACTATTGCACCTATTGAGGTTCCTTTCAGGGGCCGCAAATTGCAAATAGCTGGTGACAGATCATTTGAACCGTGGAACATTACTTGTATCAATGATACAGATTTTGGTCTGCGTAATGCATTTGAAGACTGGATGAACATGATTAATGAGCATAAGAATAACACTGGTTTAACAGAACCAAATTCTTATATGGCTGATATGATTGTTGAGCAACTCGATAAAGATGGTACAGCTATTAAGAAGTATGATATTAGAGGTACATTCCCAACTAGCTTGGGTGCAATTGAGTTGGATTACGGTTCGGAAAATGTTATAGAAGAATTCACTGTTGAATTACAAATTCAATATTGGGAGTCTGATACAACAACGTAAATCATCATAATAACATGAGGAGTGCCGAAAGGCACTCTTTCTTAAGTGTTATAAATATATTTAAGAAAGAGTGAATTAGGACAATTAAAAAAATATGGCAGACAGCAGATCACTATTTGGTTTTGAGTTTAAAAGAAAATCAATAGAAACAAATAAGAAACCCGTATCATTTGCAGCAGATAATGAGGATGGTGCATACGAAATCTCTCCAACAGGCGGGTACTTTGGTCAATACATGGACCTGGGTGGAGATAAATTCGAATCAGATAAACAATTAATAATGAAGTACCGTTCAGTAGCTTCATATCCTGAAGTGGATATGGCTATTGAAGATATATGTAATGAAGCTATTACAGATGAGAACGGTATTATTGTTAAACTAAACCTAGATAACTTAGATCAAAAAGATAATGTTAAAGATCTAATCATGGAAGAGTTCGATAGAATTCTAAACCTAACTAACTTCTCTATGACAGCATACGATACGTTTAGACGTTGGTATATAGACGGTAGACTATTCTATCATTGTGTTATCAATGATGCTAAACCTGATGCTGGCCTAATAGAGCTTAGACAAATAGATCCGACAAAGATTCGTAAGGTTAAAGAAACTGAGAAGGTTAAAGATCCTAAGACTGGCGCCGAGCTTGTAAAAGAAGTTGGTGAATACTATCTTTACCAAGATGATGTGATGACAAATAATGGTGAAGGATTACGTATTAACACTGATGCTATTATTCAGGTTAACTCCGGCCTATTAAATGAAGAACGCAATAAGGTTGTAGGCTATCTAAACAAAGCACTTAAACCTTTAAATCAATTAAGTATGATGGAAGACTCACTAGTTATCTATCGTATATCAAGAGCGCCTGAACGTCGTATATTTTATATTGATGTAGGTAATCTTCCTAAGGGTAAGGCTGAGGAATACCTCAACAATACTATGAATAAGTATCGCAATAAGATCGTATATGATCCTACTACTGGTGCTATTAAAGATGAGAAGATTCATCGTAATATTATGGAAGACTTCTGGTTACCACGTAGAGAAGGTGGTCGTGGTACTGAGATCGATACTCTTCCTGGCGGTACAAATCTTGGTGAGATTGAAGATATTCAATACTTCCAACAAAAATTATATAGGTCTTTAAATATACCTATGTCAAGATTGACTGAAGCAGATGCATTTTCTGTTGGTCGATCTTCAGAGATCACTCGTGACGAACTTAAATTTCAAAAGTTTATTGATCGTTGCCGTGGTAAGTTCTCAACATTATTCTATGAAGCGCTTAAGAGACAATTGATCCTTAAAAAGATCATAGTGCCAAGCGACTGGGTAAACATCCGTGAAGATATTGTTGTTGAGTAC